TGTGGTAGTATTAAGGGGAAAATCCCGTTTCCAGTTTCCCCCTACCGGTTACCACGTTCGCACCACTGCATCACCCAATCACGCGACCGCCTGCCGGGCACTCATATATTAACAAATATGAACTCTATGAATAAAATATTAACTCCCTCACCCTGTTTATCGTTTACAATTCTGTTACAATTTAGTTACAAAATAAGCAAGAATTACAGCCCCGTTTGTGGTACAATATAGGCACATTCAAGGGAACTGGCGCGGGCATGAGACAGCCCCACCGCCCGCCCCTTCATCCGTTCATTGACAACCGAACCCCGCCGCCCATCCTCCGGCAGGCGGACAGCCTACCCCGGCACTGGGCGCATGAACCTACCGCCGGGAGGAATGAGAGGAAAAACCACATGAAAAAGATTTACTTAAGAGTAACTGACACTAACACCGGTAATGTTCTATGCGCCGCGTCAGGGTCTGAAAATGACGGCAAAGGGTTCACCGACCTTTTAACTATTTTCTCTGAAAAGAAACCGCGCCTTCATTCAGACGAAAAATTGCGTGACAACTGCCGCAATACTATACATCCGGAGCGACTCTCAAGCGATTGCTTTTCGTTCACTGTATCGCCCATATATGGGCGGGTCGATGTATATTGTATGTATCGAGTGGACGCGCCGACAGGAGCGCGGCTGTATTCTGTCTTACTTTGTGAAATTTAACCCCACACCCGCCCCGGAAACCTTCAGCCGGGCGCGGGCATTATCCCGGCAACCGGGCGCACGAACCCGCCGCCGGGAGAAAGAAGGAAAAACCCATGGCTGAACGCAACATTACACGCACCATCAAATCAACAGTATTCGAAATTGTCGGGCTTGACCTGCACACCATGCAACCCCGCACAATTACCACGACCCGCACCGGCTCAAACATTGACCCGCTGAAGGTCCTTGATGAAACGCGGCGCGGAATGGCCGGGGACTTTGCCCCGGCAGTAATCACTAACCAGGTCGAAACAGAAAACCTCTACAGCATGCCAGAAACTCTGTTTCTTAAATACGCCGTAAAGGTAGACCGCCCCGCGACCACGGCGGACACGGACACCGCCGACTGAACCCCCGCACCCGCCCCGGCAACCCTCTAAAGCCGGGCGCGGGTTCTATCCCGGCAGAGGCGCATGAACCTACCACCGGGAGAAATGAGAGGAAAAACCCCATGAAAAGCAATCTTAAGTTTGCCCCGTATGCCTCCGCTCGTGCTGTCCACTATGACAGCCCGCGTGCCGTCTCTTTGGTATCCTATAATACTCGCGTCCTTGATTTACTCTATGACACGGACACGCCCGAGCCCGTTTTGAAGGTTCGTGGCACATGGTCAGTAACCACTCAGCGGCATATGCGCGCATTTATACGGGAGTACATCGACGCCGACCCGGACGCCGTCATGAAGGCAATTCGCACCGTAACACGTGACGCCGTGCGGGCGGTCCAGCTGTCCAGCGTTCGGATAGAATACGACCCGACCATGCCGCCCCGCTATTGATTCATCCAGTCACGCGACCACTTCACCCCGTCAAGCTATGGTTTGACGGGGTAAAGCCATGCCCTGACGTTTTCAGCTGATTTGTACATCCAATCACCCGACCGCCTGACACAGTCACCCGACCGCCTGACGCAGTCACCTGACCGCCTGACACAGTCACCCGACCGCCTGAACCAGTCACCCGACCGCATGACCCACATAAGGGGGTAAATTTCCTGCTCCCTACTTCCTGCGCTCCACTACTCTAATTTTATCTGCATTTCAACCCCATTTTCCCTTCGCTCAAAACAATGCCTTTTTTACCTAACACCTGCCAGAATTTGAAAGGAGAAAACATCATGCCTCCCAAAACACGCCTTTTATTTTTCAAGAAAGCCAATGCCTACGTTCTTCACCACTCCCCTGACAACACACGCTCCACTCCATGCACAGTCCTTTATTCCTACGACCGCCCTGCAATAGCGTACTATCCTCTATCCGGTCAAATCATTTTCTACCCTACCCTATCCGCTTGGACACTCCGCCACGCGCGGGCATTCCTTGCAGAATATGTAGGACTTCAAACAGACACCATTATCTCTGCAATAAAATTTATGCAATCCAACCCCTCTTCCTTATCTGTAACAATCACAACCACAAACGACACAGTGGGCGACCTTACAATATCTGCAATCTAACAAATAGGCTCTACACAGAGCCTTCTGCAAGCGACCGTTCCCGTGTTCCTCTCATTCACGGCGCAGGTTCAACTCCTGCGGCTTGCACTATAACTAAACACGAAAGGAGGTACACCGAAATGCGCAAACCTGTAGTTTCCCGCACTCTAACCCTGACAGAGGGTACAATCCTTGTAGCTGACAGTGAAACCCGCGCAATGGTTGAGACAGAATTTCACCTTGTAGACAATTTCAAGAACAACGATGAAATTCTCCGAGCAATGCGCCGTTACTACAAAGCACTTGACATTGACAAACGCTACACCCCTATCAGAGTAGTGACCAAAACTACAACCACTACCCGTCGTTTCATGACAGTTCAAGACTTCTACGACAAATCCAAACCCATGTAACCCGCTTCCCAAAACCAAAAAATTCAATAAATGAAAGAGGTAAACAAAATGGAAGGCTATTCTGCAAAAATCGTCAATTCTTCTCGTCCCCTGACTGCCCGTGAGCGTATCATGATGAAGGACACCACAGACGCTACTCAAATCAACGCCGCGCTGAAGAATGGCAGTGTCGAGTTTTCCCCTGTCCTTTGGGCAGACGTTGAGATTCACAACGAGCGCTCCGAGAACAAGGACTACAGCACGCTTGTTGTCCTTGCTTCTGACGGCACGAAGTATTACACTTCTTCTCCGTCTTTCAAGGAAGCATTCATCGACATTTTCACCGAGATGGTTTCCGAGACGGGAGAAGCGGAGGAGTTCACCGTTCGTGCCTACACCGTTCCCTCAAAGAATCAGCAGGGTTGCTTCATTACCTGCTCCATTCTCTAAACAAACTGACAGCCCCGGCTAACCACCGGGGCTTTACTGCAAGGAGGAACACATGGCAAAACGCCATTCCTTTACAAAGCGGCAACAGCAGTGGTATTACGAGGAATCCCTTGCTCGGCGCAGAATATCTGATTTTGAGTACAGACACAAGGTTTCCATTCCTGACCTAATAGGCTCCCGTCCTTCGAGGGTCACAAAGAAAGATATTGAACGCTTGCGCTCAATAACAGCAGAATCATTTACCCTTGAAAACGGTCACTTGATTCTTACGCCTGAACAACTCCAAATGGCTCAATCAGCAGGAGCGCGTGCCCCACAGGAAACTGACATGGTTCTGACAGAGATTGACCGCATGATTTCATCGATGTATAATGACAGCCCTGCTAACCGTGAATATGCGAAACTTATCCGTACAGCCTTTGACAAAGCAATAGCAGAGCGTGGACGCCCCGCAGTAGCGGAGACAGCACGACAGCAGAGTTTGCTTGAGGAAGTTCGCATAATCATGGGATATCAAGACGTAGACCGTAAACGTCAACGACTTGCAGGCTTCATCAACGCTCTTTTTGCCCGCCCACTTTCAGCCGAAGAATTTGAAATGTTTTCCGGCAGATTTTCAGAAGCGCAAGAGGAAGATGAAGGTGACAGTTATGAGCAAACAGTGTCAGACAAACGAGCAGGCTATATTTCGGAATTTAAGGCTGAACACAGAGAAGCGTCTGCAAAGAGTAAACTGGAAGCCAAAGCCCGCAAACTTGTTTCAATGTATGGAATTACAAAGGATTCACCTGAATACAAAACTGTATATGACGCAGTGCTATACACTTTGATGGAAACCTATGGTGATGTAAGTTCGGGTGAAGCTGAAATAAAAAAGATATTGGAGGATGAACAATGAAACTTGAAGATTTGAAAATAGGGGACATACTTGTCCCGAATGGCGCAACATGTAGCCTTCCTACGCAACTGGCTGACAGTCTTGACTTCGTTTGTGTTGTTGCAAAAATATATGAAGTGTTTGGTATGTTTGAAGCTGTAGTTATTTACACTAATAACTACGCACATCTTGGTCGAAAAATTTCGTTTGGTACTAAGGATTTGGTTTGCTTTGACATTTGCAAATTGAATGCCGCAGAATTTCTGAAAATGAAAAGAAAACCCCTTTACCTCGAATGGGTGTGTGATAAGTCTACACTTGGCAGAATCGGTGAAGTAACCCCTTTTACAGACGATAATGGGGAAGTTCTATACGTTGGCGACACTGTTGCAGTGTATCGTGATTATCGTTCTTGGCATAAATGCGTTGTGGTTTATGACGAGGATTTTGGTTATTTCGTAATGGGAATACAGTCGGACTGTGACTGGAAAAAAGGCGTAATTCATAGCTATGCGGTCAAAAAGGACAGTTCTTGGAGAGATAGGCTTATAGGTGAACGCCTTCACAGCGGACGCGATGACTACGAGATAGAAGTTACTGACAAAAAGCCAAATGATTAAAAGGAGGAACAAATATATGAAACTTGAAGATTTGAAGGTAGGCGCTATCATAATGAGCGCAGACAGAAAAGATAACCCTGTACAAGCAGGCGAGATGTGGCTTGTGACGCAGTTTTACAATGTAAAAGCAAAGTTTGAAGCCGTTTGCCTGCACAGTCGGAACAGTTACAGAATCGGAGAAACCATGGTTATTCCGTTTGATGAACTTCCCGATTATGAACTCATAACAGCGTTGAGCATTCAGCCAACAAAAGATAGCCTTTTTCTCCAGCATAAGCCCGCCGAACCCAAAAAAGACCTTTATCTTCGCTGGGCGTTTGGCGAAAAGACTTCCCTTGGCAGGATAGGTGACAAAACGCCCTACAAACTTGAAAATGGTCGCAACTTATTTGTCGGAGATGTTGTATCTATCGAAAACGACTATATGAAAGAAAAAGGCTGTCTTGTGGTGCATGACGAAGATGATGGCTATTACGTCATGGGCATTTCGAGTGACTGCAATTCCAAAACAGGTGAAATTAAGGATTTCACTGTATCTCTTGAAAAGAGTTTCTCTGACATCAAAAATGGCGACACTTTTGCTACTCATTTGCTCCGCAATTGTATCGAAGTCGTTGACTTCATTCCCTAAGAATAATGACCCCTCTGACCCGCCGCAGGCTTGAAGCGTCGAGAATGCCGCTATCTTGTAGCGGACTTTGAGACAACGGTATACGAGGGGCAGAAGGACACGCAGGTATGGGCGGCGGCAAGCGTGGAGCTTTTCGCGGCAGACGATTCTGTAGTCATTCACCACTCCATTTCAGAACAGTTTGAATACTTTACATCCTTGTCCTGCAATCTTGTAGTTTACTTCCACAATCTGAAATTTGATGGTTCGTTTCTTCTGTCCTATCTACTGATAGACAGAGGCTTCAAACAAGCCCTTGAAAAAGACGAGAAGGGAGGGGAATACTGGTTGCACGACAAGGATATGAAGAACAACACTTTTCGATACAGCATATCTGACATGGGACAATGGTATACAATCATTGTAAAGATAAATGACCATTTTATCGAGTTCCGCGATTCACTAAAACTTCTTCCCTTCTCCGTTCGGGAAATAGGCGATAGCTTCGGTACAAAGCATCATAAGTTAGACATGGAATATAAGGGCTTCCGTTATCCCGGTTGCGAGATAACACAGCAGGAACAGCAGTACATAGCTAATGACGTTCTTGTTGTAAAAGAAGCCCTTGAAATTGTGTTCCTACAAGGGCACAAGAAACTCACAATCGGCTCATGTTGCCTTGATGAATACCGGAAAATTATCGGCTATTTCATGTACAAAGACCTGTTCCCTGACCTCTACAAAATAGAGATTGACGAAAAAATCTATGGCTACAAGAACGCAGGCGAGTATATCCGCAAATCCTACCGTGGCGGCTGGTGCTACTACGTAAAAGGTAAGGAAAACAAACTGCACTACAACGGCGTAACAGCGGACGTAAATTCTCTATACCCTTCCGTCATGAGTTCCGAAAGTGGCAGTGTCTACCCTGTCGGAGAACCAACATTTTGGAGTGGAAATTATATCCCATTTGAAGCCCGTGGCTCAAACAAGTATTTTTTCGTCCGTGTAAGAACACGATTCTACTTGCGTGACGGTTTCCTACCTTTCATTCAAATCAAAAACAATCTTCTCTACAAGGCGACAGAAATGCTTGAAACTTCCGACATCTTTGACGGTTCAACAGGGGAATACTTTCCTTACTACTATGGAACAGATGGACAGCTAAAGGAAGCAACTGTCGAAATGACCTTGACCTGCACAGACTTTCAGCTAATACAAGAACACTATGACCTTGTGCATTTTGAGATTCTTGACGGCTGTTATTTCAAGGCACGAAAAGGAATTTTCGACAAGTACATTGACAAGTATCGCAAGATAAAAATGGAATCAGAAGGTGCTGTGCGAACTCTTGCAAAACTGTTCCTGAACAACCTCTATGGTAAAATGGCATCTTCACCTGATTCTTCGTTCAAAGTGGCATCCATAAAAGAGGATGGTTCTCTAACTTTCCGGGTGGTTCATCAAGAGGACAAAAAGCCCGGATATATAGCAGTAGGTTCTGCTATCACTTCCTATGCCCGCGAATTTACAATCCGGGCGGCACAGAAAAACTATCATGGCGTAGACAAACCCGGCTTTATCTATGCCGACACAGACAGTATTCACTGTGACATTCCAGCTTCCGAACTTGTTGGAATAAAGACGCACAAAACAGCGTTCTGTTGTTGGAAGATAGAATCAAGCTGGGACGTGGCGCTGTTCGTGCGACAGAAAACCTATATCGAACACGAAGTAGCGCACGATTTGAAGCCACTGCCTGAACCCATATGGAACGTAAAATGCGCAGGTATGCCGGAGCGTTCAAAACAGCTTTTCATTGCTAACATAACAGGCTTTGACATTACAAACAAAGAAGATAAAGACGAAGAGCAAGTCAAATTCATAGATAGCTTATCAGACGAAGAACGAAAATTCTTTAGCAAGAAGCTAGAACTTGAGGACTTCAAAATTGGACTAAAAGTGCCGGGCAAACTTCTGCCGAAGCGTATTCCCGGCGGTGTCTTGCTATGTGAAACTACGTATGAAATGAGGGATAACTGATTGGGAAAAAGAAGCGCGTTTGAAAACAGCCTTGTTTGCGTTGCAGTAAACGGAGCGTTGCGCGGTTCGCGGAATCTACAGAAGCGTAAAGCTAACAAGCGCAAAGAGCCTTCGGAGGAAACGCAAGAGGAAATAGACGTCTGTCTTAACTGCACAGAAAAAAGGTGTCCCGGCTCACGTAAATGTATGCTGGAACACCTTCACAAAAAAGCATAAAATTTCACCCCCGCAGGGATTACTCCTTGCGGGGGCTTTTTATATCCGTAACTTGCGAACGACAGAAGCGGTTAGCAAAACCGACACAGATACAGGACGCATAATTTCAGCGTTGCTTCCCTGCTCTGACAGCAATCGAAACGCAAGAGGATATCAGTATGAAAGAGCGGCAAGAACAGCCGCCTTGCAAGACAAGTCCTTGAACCTATAGCAACCTCTTTCAAAGAAGTACCTTTGATTCTGCAAGAACAAGTCATTGCGTTTCAGCATCACATAGTTTACTCTATGGTCTTCCGTAGTAACAGCCAATTTAACGGGGAAGGTCATATCGGCTCTATCGTCGCAGTAAATAACGCCCTCTGCGTCAAAACTGCGTATTGCATAGTCCTTCCCCTCGTATCTCAAAGTAGCAAGATAGCGTCCGTGTCCTTCCGGCTTTTCGACAAAGGTTTTATTGTCGTTAAGGTAGACGCTCTGCGCAGAATACGCGACATATTTATTAGCGCCGAATGCACGGTTGAAACCACTTTCAGCCTGCGCTTTAGAAGCCGCCTCATTGAAGCCCTGTTCAAGCACAAAGCCGTCCCCTTTAAGAAACTTGGTATCAACCTGCAATCTGTTAGATATACCCATTTCAATATAATACGGATTCAGCAAAGTGACAGGGTTTGACAGCATATATACCGGCACATACCTTAACTGTTTTCCCTGTCCTCTTGCCACAGACGTATGAACGGAAATAAACTTCTGTACCTCATTGGGGCAGTAGTCATTGTTTTCGCTCTGAAATTCATCGAACATCATTCTATCCACATCACTAAAAATATGCGAATATTTCTTTATAGAATCTGCGGAGTTAAGAGGCACGGCGTACCCGCACGGTTTATCATTGATAAAAAGTTCATGAAAAACGCCACTTGCTCGCTTCTGACTTTTCATCTCCGTACCCTGAAAGAACAGCCCCCGGATATCCTTATAGAACTTGTCCGCGCATTCATCCAGTTCGTACTTGTACCGGTACAACAGCATGAACTTCGACCCGCTGTCATTGAACCTATTGACGCACAAACGACTGAAATATGTGGTCTTTCCTCCGGTTCTGTTAGTGGTAACAATGAAAATCTCCGGCTTCTTCCTATTCAAGTCTGTCATAGACAAAAGTCTTGTACCGTCATAGTACACACCCATGCTTCCATTCGCCCTCCTTTCTCTATCTCTATTATAGCACAAGTGTAGTCCTTTGTCAAGCAAAAGTGAATTTACCAAAAGTTAAATTATTGCGACTTGACAATTCACCTTCTCAATGCTATAATATAGTCAAAGAAAGGAGGAATTTCTGTGGACACCATTATGACCATGATTTCCAACGTTGGTTTTCCCATTGCCGCCTGTTGTGGTCTTATGTACTTCATAAACACCACAATCAAAGAACTGCGCGAGACTATCCAGCAGAACACAATTCTGCTTGAAAAAATCAGCGCTTTTCTTGAAAAGGAGGAAACGCACGATGGCAAAGAGAACTGACAGCGAACTGCTTCAGGCAATCGGTGACGCACTACCTGACGCCACAACTGATGAAGCAATCGCACTGCTGACTGACGTCCGGGACACCTTGTCCGGTAACGCAAATTCTGCTCAAATAGAGCGAGAATATCAGCAGAAAATCGAAGAACTGGATTCCTCTTGGCGCAAGAAATTCAAGGAAACATTCTATGCGCCTGTCGATGAATCCCGTGGTGGGAAGGGCGAGGAAAAAGAAAAGCCCAAAACAAGGTATGAAGATTTGTTCAAGGAGGGAAATTAAGTGGCAAGAAAAATCAATTCTACGCTCAATGCGAGTACGCTTGACATTCTGAATGTCATCCGTGCCAACGCCCCGCTGGAATATCAGTCCGCAGTGCCGCAGGTTGCAACTGTTGATGATATCCCTGTAGTCGGCGAAATTATCTACGGTTCTCCTGCGCTGTCGAATACGTTCATCAACGCACTGCTTAACCGTATCGCGCTTGTAAGGATTCAGAGCGCAACGTTCAACAACCCGTACCGCGACCTCAAGAAAGGCTATCTTGAGTTCGGTGAAACCGTTGAAAACATTTTTGTCGAGATTGCGCGCGTCCGCACTCTTGACCCGGAGAAGGCTCCTGCACGTGAGTTCGCAAGAACTATCCCGGACGTGAGAAGCGTTTTCCATGTTATCAACTGGAAGGTACAGTACCCGCTGACTATCAGCGACTATGACCTGAGGACGGCGTTCCTTTCCGCCGATGGTCTGAATGGCTTCATTGCGAAGCTGGTCGACAGCATTTACAAGGCGGCAGAGTATGACGAGTTCCTGCTGTTCAAGTATATGCTTATCAAGGCAATTTCACACGGCAAAATCAAGACCGTTGCCTTCGATAGCGCAGACCATTCTTCTGCCGCTATTGAGTTCCGTGGCAAGTCCAACCTGATGACCTTCCTGCGTCCTGATTTCAACGAGGCAAAGGTAAAGAATGACTGCCCGAAGGAAAGACAGCAGATTTTCATGGACAGCGCGTATAACGCCGCATATGACGTTAAGGTTCTTTCTGCGGCGTTCAACATGGAGAAGGCTGATTTCATGGGACGCCTGCGCTTGATTGATGACTTCACCACGTTTGACAACGAGCGCTGGAACGCTATCCGCGCTGAAAGCAATCAGGTAGAGGAAGTTACCGCCGAAGAACTGGCGGTTATGGCGAACGTAAAGGCTGTCCTTATTGACGAGGATTGGTTCCAGATTTACGACCACTATACGAGACTGGGAACGACCCCTGTCAATTCCGGTGACTACTGGAACTACTTCTACAACGTGAAGAAGGACGTTTCTCATAGTCCTTTCGCAAACGCTATTGTGTTTGTCGATGACGCATCCGCTATTACTCCGGCGGACAAGTACACCGCGGAAGTCGTTGCAAAGGATGTGGCTGACGTCGGCACTGTCATTACGCTGAATGTCAAGCAGTCCGCAAGCAATGACGAAGCCGCTACGCTCAAGCCCGGCACTGTTATCTTCAAGCAGACGCTTGACGCTGTTCAGGCAAAGGTGGCTGTTCAGAGATACGGCGTGTATATCTATCCCGCAAACGCTGGCAGTGTATCTGTCGAATGTGAGATTGGCGGTGTTGAATATACCTACGCCACCGGGACTTCCACGTATACTGCAGGGAAGATGGCATCTACTGTCAAGGTGGGGGACGCCCTCCAGCTTGTCAAGAAAACCATGCTGTCCTGACAGTAAATTTTCAGCCCCGGATGAAATACTCCGGGGCTTCTTTGTTAAAAGGAGGTGAATTTTATGCCTACTCCCAATACAGTAGTAAAGATATTGAAGGGGATAGAACTTGATAGGGATTTGGAGAACACCTATAGGTTTGCGTCTCTTTCGGCACAGCAGAATTTCTTTTCTTCCCCTAAAAGAGTTAAGTTTTCGTTGGAGAATTTGCAGTATTTGAGGACAGGAGAAAATTCCATAAAGGTAGAAAAAGATACTGCGTCTCTGTATGACTGCAATTATCTCATGTTTCAGAATACAGGATATAGGGACGCAAGCGGCAGGACGCGCTGGTTCTATGCGTTTATTGACAGAGTGGATTATGTCAACGAAGCAACGAGCGAGATTTTCTACACTATTGACCCTATGCAGACTTGGTTGTTTGATTTCAAGTTTGCTGACTGCATGATTGAAAGGGAACACGTGAGGGATGATACAATTGGCGCTAATATCGTGGCAGAGCCTGTTACAGCTGGTCAATACATTAAGGTTATAGAAGCATCACAGCCATTTAACTCTTATAGAGCTATGCTTGTTTTGAGCAAGCCGTTTCCTGTTGATTTGTTGCTGTCAGCCACAAAGAAGTATGACGTAACAACAGCTACGCATAAATTTTCAGCAGAAGCGTCAGTAAGTTATAGTTTCAAAACGCCAACGCCAATGGCAGGCTTTTCTTCACCGTATAATGAATCCATATTTGGAAAGGAAAGCTTTGAGAACACATCAAATGGAATACTGCCGACAAATTTCTCATGGTATGCAGATATTCCTTGCGATAATATAAAAGCTATTGGTGATTTCGCTACAGATAACAAAATACTTGACTTGAATGAAGAAACGTATTATTCAATCAACACACTTCTGACATGGATAGGTAATGGCAATATCAGTGGTTTGACTGCCGAGGACATTATATGCGTCTTGATATATCCTGACTTCTTCACGAATGACACTCATGCGTCTACTGGGGTTCACGGAGGATTTGGAAAGAAGGAAGTAGAATATAATCTTGAAACAAGTCAACCTTTTAGAGGAAAAAGATTTTACGTCCCAAAGAATAATAAACTATTTACTTCACCATTTACAAGATTGATAGCAAGCAATAAGGCTGGCATTCAAGCGGAGTATAGACCTGAATGGTTTTCTAACCCATTCAAACCAACTTTTACAATGTATTTCTATCTTTCCGGAACTCCGACTTGCTGTCTTTATCCACTTGGCTATATTGGACAAGGGAAGATAGAAAACACCGTCACAGCTTGCTACGACATGGAAATACCATATAAAGGTAATGCCTATGCCGAATATATAAGAGCAAACAGAGGTAAACTTGTTTCGTCTGCTCTGAACTCTGTCGTATCTGCTGGCGCGGCTGTTGCAGTTGGAAAGTTCGGTGGCTCTGTTCGTACCGGAAGCACGGTAGAAACTATGAAGGAAACAGCGAGGAATCCGGCTACTGGGCGGCAGGTTACAACAGGCACATTGCGGAATACACGGACAGAAACCACAACGCAGAAAGGTGGTGCTGGTGAGCAAATAAGGGCGGGGGCTGGCGGTCTTTCTTCAATGATTGACCTTGTCGGCACGCTATACGACTTGCATCAAGCACCTGCCCCAGTGTATGGAAACATGACAGCGGCTGATATAATGTCACAGCTAAAACAGAATGACATTGTTGTGTACCGAGAGTCAATAGATTCTGAAACTGCTGAAAGCATTGACAACTTCTTTACCTTTTACGGGTATGCTGTTAAGAAGCTAAAACAGCCGGGCGTTTACAATCGCCATTATTGGCAGTATATCAAAACCTGCGGTTGCAACCTGCATAATGCAGATGGGTATTCCGACTATGTAAATGAAAACGCCAACTATAGCACTGGCATGAGCGCGGCAGATATGGAAACGCTTGAAAAAATATTTGACAGGGGAATTACGTTGTGGAATCAGGATGTGCAGATTGGAGACTACACGCTTGATAACGGAACGCTGGAAAACATTTACCTTCCGAATGACAAGCCACTGTTCAAGAATCCGCCTACGGCAGAGACAAAGTTGTCTACCTGTGAAGTAGCAGTAAGAGCAAAGTATACTGACAGCACTACAGTAGAGTACATTCTGCCGGGCGACCGTTCTGTGACGTGGGAAGTCGAGATAAATGGTGAGTATGTTAAGACAGAGGTGGTTATTGAAGGGAAGCACAAATACAGAGTACGAATTGCTGACCTTGTTTCAGAAGGAAAGGAGATAACAAGTGCATGAATAAAAATAAGCAGTGGGACTGCGACCCTGTAGCCCCGCCTATACCTTCTCTTGACGAACTGGCAAACGGTTATACTTACATTCAGTATTACAACCGCCTTTGCGAGTTGTCCATGAGTATGTTTGAGTGGACAGGACTTCCCGATACTTGCGACAAGAGATATTTGGAACTAACGCTTTTCAGAATGGGGCAGGCTGTTTTCTTCAAGGACGATGTGATGGGCTTCCTTGGATTGCCTGTGGCAGGGAGCGGAACGCTTGACTTGTATCAAGTGCCGTCACGAAGAAGGGCTTACGCTGACAATGGATATAATCATGAATTGGATGAAAGCAATAGCGTTATTATTTACAATAACTATATGCGGACAAATTCAATGCTTGATGTGCGTATGTTCAGCGCAAGGCTTGCTGACCTTGACAGAACGATTGACATAAACGTAAAAGCACAGAAATGCCCGGTGCTAATACTGTGTGACGAGAAGGAAAGAAACAGCTATATACGGATGTATCAGAAGTGGATGGGCAACGAGCCAATGATTATTGGCTCAAAGGCTTTGTCCATGGACAATGTGAAAACCATTGACACTACTGCTCCGTATGTTGGCGACAGACTCTACGAACTCAAAACACAGGTTTGGAACGAGGCGCTCACTTATTTGGGCATTCCGAATATCGGCAACGAGAAGCGGGAAAGAATGGTAAGGGACGAGGTTTCAAGGAATCAGGGCGGCACGTTCGCAAGCAGATACAGCCGCCTGAATGCCCGGCAGGAGGGTTGCGAGAAAATAAACAAAATGTTCGGACTGAATGTTTGGTGCGAGTATAAGGACATGAGTACAGAACTGGGCGTTGAGTTCCGAAGCAGTGAGGCGGTAGAGGAAGGAGGTGAAGATGGTGAGTAAATACACGATGGAAGTAAGGTATATTTGCGAACAGCTTGCTAATGCTACAATTGAAACGCAGGTTGGAGACGTGCCGGGAATTATCGAGAAAGCCGCGCCACAGATTTTTGACTTCGATTTTCCTATTTGGAACGAGGACTATAGGAAAACGTTGGAGGAGAAAATCCTGCTTCACTTCTATATGCGTGAGATTGGACAGGAAACTGTAGGCGAGTGGAAGTTGAGGCTCATGCAGACGCTTCAAGATATTATGCCGGAAATGAATGAGTTGTACAAGAGCGTTGAGTTCAAGTACGACCCGCTGACGGATATTGACTATACGACTGACACGAAGGGCGAGAATAAAAGCACAAGTGGCAGGAAAAGCACTATAACGGATGAAGGAAGTAGGACTGAACACGAGTACTCCACAGATTCGGCAAACAGCACAGAGGCAAGTGACAGTTCCGGCAAGCAACTTTTCAACGACACTCCTATGGGGCAAGTAGATAGCACAAAAGATGCAGACGGAAAACCGAATAACGACCCTTGGGCTGGTGACGTGTGGAAAGGAAAATACGCTACCAGTGCCACAATGAATAAAAATGATAGCACAAGCAACAGCGAAAGCAAAAATACACATAATGCTGACAACAACGCCACTATAAACAATACCCGCACTGGTGATGAAACACAAAATGACACTGCGAATAGAAGCATAATATCAAGAGTGTTTGGGAAAAGTAGTTTCCGAAGCTATGGGAGACTTATTCAGGAGTTCCGGGAAAATATTATGAACGTGGACAAGCTGGTGTTTGATAAGCTGGAATGCTGTTTTATGCTGTTGTATTGA